TTGCAGCTGCAAATTGTTTGTTTTGTTCAGTCAGAGTATTAACCTGACCTTCCAATGCTGTGATTTTGGCTTGCGCCTGTTCTAATTCGGTCACGTTAGTGTCCTCTGGTTGATTAAAGTTTTTTGGTGAGTGACTTGCTGCCACGGCGTTTGTATTGTCATCAGCACCCAAGGCACAAAAGGACACTTCACGGATGCGACCACCACGGAATACGGTGATTGGACCTTGATGAACTTTTCCGTTTACTGTGACTGATGCACCCGCTTGAATCTCTTCGATTGCAGAAGGTTCAATACGCACAGACATTTGCCACGGGAAACCATCGTCTGAGTCTTGTGCTACCTGAGTACCGAATTCATTGCTCATTAAGTCGCCAGAAACGGTTAATCCATTTTGGTGATCGATACTATGAGTGTTAATTGCACCCGCACGTTGCCGAGATGAATGATCAAGTAGCGCAGGAATACGACCTTTGATTTGCATAGAATCCAAATCAAATACGATTCGGTCCCAATACCAGTGGTCTGTTATCACTTCACCGCTGTAAGCAACGCCTGAAAATGTGCGTTTCTTTTTACCTTCTTGCTCTGCATCAACACTCAGTTGCCCGAGCTGAAAACAGTACTGATTAGGCTTTTTGTCCTCTTCTGGCATTTTCATGCTCCATAAAAAAACCACCTTGGAAGGTGGTTTTGAAATTGTATGAGTGGTGAGTTAATTGAATGTTTGCGCAGTGTTTACAAAGAGTTCAGCAAGTGATTCTTCCCAATTTAATTCATCAGTTAAAAAACTTACGCTCAATGCTTCCCTTTTTTCAAACATTATCCAAAAATTTAAAAAAGCAGCAAAACTTAATCGCCAACCAAATTTCGACATCTGATTTTTATGATTCTTTGCTAATGTTTTCATAAAATTAATCAATTGCTCAGCATCACTGTTATTGAACCAATCCTGAGGCTCAACAATCTGAAAGTGCTCAATAAGTTTGGGAAACTTTATGAATCCATGCTGCGGGTCTGGATCACCTAAAAAACCAGTATTTAGCGCATTTATATATACGGTTCTTAGTTCTTCTGATTGAGCAAGTGTATTAAATGTTCTATTTTCACTCGGGGTAAGCATTTCATATTTCCTAAAAGGTGAAACCACAGCACATAAACTTACTACCATGTATATACTTTTGTAAATTAATTCTTTTTTTGCAATAGGTAAACCATCTGCCCTTCAACCACTTCAATCGATACCACTTCAAAAGACAGTCCAATTTCAAATAAAATACCCTGTCCAGCATTAAGCTTTTCAAGATCAATCCCCAGACCTTTAGCATTCTCAATCTTGATTACGATGTCTGAAGCTGTATCACTCATCAGTAACGGCGAATTAAGCTGAACTGTTTGCCATATTTCATACGCTACGACTTGCTGAATGGTTGCTGATCCAACTACGGTTGAAGCTGTATTGCTTGCCACGGCTTGAATCGCTTTCATGTCAGCAACTAACCATCGTTTCAAAACATCGTCAGCCAGCGAGCTTGTAGCTGAATTGAGATAGCCGGTTAATGCTGAATCATTACCTTGAACATAATCCAAGAAAGTACGAATCGCGCTTGGTCTAATCTTTGGATCAAGTGGAATAACTGTATTGGCTACCGTGTCGAATAGATCTCGACTCTTATCATCCATCGGAGCCAATAGACTGGTTAGCTTTTTACTTGCAGTCCATTCAGCCTTAATAACTTCTTTCTGCTCGAGCAAATACTCTTTATCCAAAGATGAAGCGCCGATCTTTTTATCAACCAATTCTTCCATTTCACCGAATTGCAAAGGATGAGAAATCCAATCTAAAGCCTCAGCAACTTCGGGCAATTGATCTTTAGGCGTAATGCCATATTTCAATGCTTCTTTTTCAGTTAAGGCAATGCACGTACAGCGGCAACGAAAACCCAATGGTGGGTAATGTGTAAGCCAAAAAGGATCATCGATCGGCAATATAATACGATTCAAAGCTAAATGAGCAGGACGCACCCGACTATCATTAATAGCTGAATACATTAAATAAGGACGTTTAGCTTTATTTCGTTGCTGCTGTTGCCACCGTCCATGACCATATGCATTCTGGATATTGGTACGAAATACATTATCTAGGTAATGCTTTGGCAAAACGATTTCAGATTCAGCAATTAGGTCTTGAAAGTCTTTAAACGTGCCACCGGATGCAATAGATTTATTCACGGCCTTAATGACCGTTTCAATCTGCTCAAGACTCGACAGGAAGCTAACCGTAGTTGCCATCTGCCGGGTCTTTAGATCCATTGAGTAAAACTCATCAGGTAAGACGATCTTTTTGTTGTGAGCGTATTCTAGGGCTTCAAGAAAAGTGACTGGCTGCATAATATTTCCAATAAAAAAGCAGCCTCTTGGCTGCTAATCATTTAAAAGCGTTTATTTAACCAACCTTTTTAAATCCGTAAGGTTTAAAAAAAGATAGACCATAAATAAGAACATTAAAAATATTGGTGACACAAGAACTAAATACGCCACACCCAATATGCTCTTACTAATATAAAAGTTAGCAGCCATAAAATTAATAAAACCATTTCCAAAATAGATTAAGGCAATGAAAATGAAAGCAAATAAAATTAAAGAGCTAACAGCCATAGTCAACTCCTTAAAATACAATTTTTGATTTAACTGCAATCCGATAATTTTTCTATCTTCATCATAAATTTTTATTAGAACTTGATCCCAAAATCCAACTATTGGTGCAATGATTTCAAAATTTACGAACTCTGGATGCCTAAAGTAGTAATCAACTAGTTCTTGTGTAGCTAAACCATTCCCTATTAGTTTTTGGGCTGCTGAATTCTTTCTAGCTCTCTTTTCTTCCAAAGTTATATCTTTATCTGCATCGATTTCAGCAATTTCTTTGAAGTAATTTACACGTCTTTTGCCTCGTTCTTCTAATTTCTTAAACTTATCTTTGCGATTAATATAAAGTTCAATTAACTTTGTTAAATCAATCATTACCACCCCAAATTATCATTTCTTTGAAAGTAGTAATGATTTTATAGCCATACAGATGAAAAGTAACTTATTTCATTTACCCGCACTTGCCGTGACATACCCCAACACATCACCCGCATATAAAGCCTGATCCAAATTAGCCGTAAATTGCGACTGAGTTGCACTTGGTATTAACTGCATCAAATTAAAAGCTACCGCTTCGGGACCGTCCGATTCAGCAACCAGTTGTTTAATCTGTTCAGTATTCAATAACTGCAAATCATCTTGGCCATCCGTTAATTCTTCAACCTCAAGTTGTGCTGCAGATAACCTATTAGCAGATGCCTTAAAGTTGAATGCTGTTTTAGGCAATGCTGTGAATTGGGTATTAGCCAGCAATTGCTGAACTTCTGCAATATCCCCATCCTGTAGCCCGTACTCACGCTGAAAATATTGCGGGGTAAGATTTGCACCTGCATTTTTAAGATGAGCATCCCGTTCAGCTTGATCTTTATTGAGTGGTTTAGGCTTCTCCCCAAGCATTACCTTATATTCACCCCAGCTATTTAATGCGCATAATGCATCAACTACTGCCTGTAATGTTGGGGTTACCAGTCTAATATCAGATTTAAGTTTATCCATTCGCACATTTTCATGTACTTGGCCAAGAGCATAACTACCTTTACCATCTGAGCCACTGGTGAGCGTTTGCCCTAATACAACCTTCTGAATTTGACGCAGTAGTTGATTATTAAAAGACTCGAACGCAGATCCAGCAGTACCACTCGCACCTGATGTCCCTAAAACCTGCACATCATCTTCCGAATCGATTGATAAGACACTTTGAGCATGTGCATTTAATAATGCAGCACTCATATCTGCTGTTTCAGTGTCTTTGCACTTACCGAGAAGGATTGGTGTACCAAAGCGCTCAAGGAATTTTGCCCAAAACTTAAAACCATTCTGTTTAAAGAAGAACAACCAGTACAGCGTTGCCAACAATGCCTTGCCATACGGCTGCTCAAATGTAGCTTTACGACGAGTTAAAAAGAACTTAAATACCTGATCAACTTCTCGTTCTGCGTTATGACCATCTTGTCGATAAATCAAACGACCATCATTCTTAGGTTCAAACCATTGCATTGGCTTTTCGCCAATCCATTGCAAGCCTACATAGCCTTCTTTTGGTTCATATACTGCTTCTTGTACGGAATAACCAAAAAGCAAAGCATTTAATGCCCCTGATGCAATCTCAAAAAACCATTCTTTCAACTCAAAATTAAGCATTTCAGCTTCTTTGGTATCACTTGGTTCAATACGAAACGGCGTTGCTAGCATTGCATCAATACGAGTTTCAACTGACTGTGCAATCTCATCATCATCAAGTAAAACTCGTAATTTATGACGTGTTACCCCTGCTTTCCGAAGCAGCTCATCAGTATCAGGCTGTTTGCCAAAATTGGTTAAGAATTGAGTTACAGCTTCTTGCGTATATAAGTTGCCATAAGACAAAGCCTTTTTTGACGCTTTGTCCTTTTTAGACTTTGCCATGTATTTTCCTTTAGTAAGTTCTGGTTCCTGCACCAGCCGGCTTTTTACTACTTCTACCCTTGATTAATGGCTGCAAGCCATATCGGATACCATCCATGTGATGGTTATTAAGATCCAGAATTTCTGGCAACACATCACCAGCGCGATTGACCTTATATGAATAAAGCTTGAATTCACGGGCTGTTTCCGGGCAATCAGGATGAATAATAATTTGCTTAAATTTCTTCATGAATGTCACACCGTCTTCGACAGAGCCCGCCCATTTATCTGCACCTTCTATTTTGAAACCTTGGCGCTTCATATAGCTGATGGTTTCAGGACGAGAACAATCCGCTCTTATCTTGTGAGTACGTGCACCAGGTACTTCATCAAATAACCTAGGCAAATGATCAATTTCACAACCCACCTGATGCGCTTCGTTTCGAATATAAAGTGTATCTTCGTGAATGAAGATTCTATTCAGCGTTGTTGGATCCTGTGAGAAGCCCCAGTCTGAACCGTAATACACCTCTGTCCAGTCATCTTCAGGCTCAAACTCATCAACAACGTAACGGCCAGAGAAAATAATCGCTTGGCTAAATTCCAGATAAGCACCGTGCCAGACATGCTCAAACATAGGCCATGCATTTTCATCGCCCGCCTGCTGCATGCGAATAGCACGTTTTCTATCTTCGTTATATTCATCAAGCAGGGTTTGTGGTGCAAATGGGTTATTGTTGACATTGATTTCAATAACAATTGAATCTTCAGGCGAAAATTCACCCCTCAAGAAATCATCTATTGGGTCATCTTTAGATTCAGGATTCCATGTAGCCCAGATCTGAGAGCCTTCCGCACGCATTGTAGGACGCAATAAACGTAATGATTTAGCTGAGAGCCTATTAGCTTCCTCAATCCATGCAATTTTAAAACCCTCAAGCGACTTAATTGAGTCTGCTGTATGGTCTTGCATCCCCTGAAACAGAATTACTCCATCACCACCCTTGCGCTTAATCAGATCACGTTGAACCTCGAATAGATGCGATACACCAAGCGCTTTAATCTTGTCCTCAATTAACTGCTTGCTAGAGTATTTAATTGATTTTTGAATTTCCCGAATACATACGGCACGGAGATCTTTATCTATTACACATTCTTCAACCAGCTGCTCACCAACAAAATGAGATTTACCGGATCCACGTCCACCATGAGCACCCTTATAGCGTGCAAGTCTAAACCAAGGTTTTGACCAGCGTGGAGTTTTGATTCTGAGCTCCACGTCAGTCACCTCTAATCAATAAACTCGCGAATAATTTTAATTTCCAGATCAGCACCATCTTTACCAGTATGCTCTTGCCGTATTGTTCGACCGTCTGTTTCCTGATGAGCTTGCCTCAAAAGTTTTTGCTTAATGACTTTGTTTTTTCCTGAATCATCATACATCTTTTGGATTTCTTTCAAGCGATAGAACTTATTAGCAATCGGTATATCAATTAATCCTGCATCGAATTTTTCACGGGTCTCTTCAAATAGCAGGACATATTTTTTGCTTAAGTTTTTCCCACGGCGTTTAGTAGGATCATATGCTGCACACTGCTGCCTATCAATTTCTATCCCAAATTCTTGTTTTACGATGTCCGCAACTTCTTGAGGGGTGTCACGGCATGCAAGAGCTTGAACTATAAATATTTTTACAGGCTCTTTTAGGGCTGCCATAACCACCTCTTTGTATCACTACGTATCACAAGATAGGTAAAAAAAAGAGCCTTTAGGCTCAATTAATCACACAATTCCCACAACACGCAGCAATATTAGTTTCTGATACGAACGGCGCATTCTTGGCAATTTCCAAAAGTCTTTTTACAGACTCATCAGCACCCCATCGTTTAGTTTCACCAAAGAACACTTCCACATCATGGCCAGCCAAATAATGTTTTGGTAGACCGGTCATATCGCTATAAATAATCTCGCCATCTGCATCACGTTCAACACCGATGTGATAAAGCTCATGTTCAATCAAACGACAAAACTCACGATCTGAAGTTTGTTCGCAAAATGCCGCGTCCACAGTGATTAGGTATTGAGGAACAAAGCCAAACCAATCACGCATCTGTTGTTCTTGACGTGCTTTCTTCCATCCGCCCTGATTAAACATGACCTTTTCACATTGACCCAGTACCATTCTCTTTTTAGCCACACATGCAGATGAAGCCCATGCGAATGCAAGGAACTCTTCATTGTCATGCAGTAGCTCGGCAATATGGTCGTGATCAGGGTTATGAAGTTCACCACCAATGGTTAGCCAGTTTTTTACTACCCATTCTTTCAGCTCAATTGCAGGTGCCAAGCGAATAGCTTCTTCTTCCTCTGCCTGATCAATTAAATCAGTCGGTGGAAATGGTCTAATCTGGTCCATTGTCTAATCTCTCTAACTGACTTTGAATCCACTGAATGACATAACCTGATTCAATATGACACGGTTCAAAGCGTATATGCCTATAACCCATTTCTTCAGCAACATCATATTTACAAAATGCATTTGCTATCTTTCTTCCACCACGGCCAACAGCCCATGGACTACCCGCTATTTCAATAAGAAGCCTCAGCTTCACAATATAAAAATCGAATCGCCAGTTTTTGGTTGGTTCAAATTGAAACTTACGCTCATAGCCAATCAAGTGTTCTTCTAATTCTTGGAATAGTTTTTCCTCAGCTTCTAAATATTTTTCTTTAGCTTTGGGTAATGGCTTGGTTCGTGGTTTTGTCTTAGGGGGGCGTTTCTTGGTTGTCCAGAAATAATCTTTTTCGTCCATAAATCGCGCCCATTAAAAAACCACCCGAAGGTGGCAAAAATCATAACTGTAAAAACTTCCATTAGAGTCAAGCGTAATTAGAACTATTTAGACTTCTCACCCTCAATTTTTGTTAAAAAACTAGGTATTAAAGATTCGGAAAATCCAACAATAATTAGAGCAACCATTGTCCCCCATATCGAATCCTTAGTAAATGCAGGGAAAAGCAAGCCTGCTTGAATACACATAAATGCAGCTGACCCTGTTGCTATTGCAAGAAATACCCGCTCAAAGCCTAAAATTAAGTAATATTTTTTTAAAGAATACTCTTCAAAATTCAATTTTGTAGTATTAATTAAGATACTTATACTTGCACCAATTGATACAGATAAAATTAAGCAAGACAGGTAACCTGCTGTACTGATATCTTTTATATTTTTTGCGTAAATATAAAAAAATATTAGAGTCACTACAAAACTCAAAGAAGTAAGAATAAATACAGGTACAAGATACATTAACCTATTTATTACAAGTTTTTGATGTTCGCCTTTAATGATCTCAATTAATCTCTTGAACTCTCCATTACCATCAACTTCACTACTGTTTAGGCAAGTTGAAAGGGTATGTGCAATTCTGCGCTTTAACATTTCAGTATTTGGTGAGTTAGATAACAGACCTATTGCTTGAATATAATCTTGTTTAACTTTGTTAAACCTATCTTGTATTAGTTTTTCACTTTGATCTGTATAACCGTCAATTAGAACTTTAAGTCTATTGTTTATTTCATTAGTATCAATTTCATAAATCGCATATTCATTATGTTTTGAGTGAACAAATACAATTTTATTGCCTGATATATCAGTTTCACCAATTGTTATTTTAGCTATATTTTCTATAGGGTAGGATTTTAATTTCGTTTCAATTATTGCATTCATCAAAGATCAATCGATTATTGTAAGCTATTGAGATATTAGCTCTTATTTTTATAATATCCAAGCGTTAGAATAAAAAGCCATTTCTAATCATCACGCATGTAGAACCGTGCGCAAGTTTTTAATCTGTTCTTTTAAACGGATCATGATTCCATCGATAGTCATCATTTCACCACGCGATAAACCTGAACGACTCAAGTTCTGATATTTACTCAGTTCATCACAACAGAACTGCAAATCTTTTTTAGCTTGTACACGATCCGTCATAAGTACCACCAATAAGAAAAGAAAAACCCCGACAAATTAATGACGGGGTTGATGTGTCGTAATACTTTCGACAAGGAGGTAAATATAAATCTCTTTAAATAAAAAACCTGTTTAACTCTCCCAAATTAAACAGGTCAATTCACGCTGTATCACTAATTATTCAGTACATCTTTATTTGCACTGAATATAAGATCAAATTATTTCACTGTGATGAAACAATAATTTATTTGATTGTTAAATATCACTTAACTTCTTTTAAGCAATCCCGACACACTTTGATTTCTTCATCATAAACCGTGTATTCAATTTCAGTTGCACCATGGAGACTAAATAAACACATTAGGAATTGGAGCATAATTTTTCCCAAAAAAAATCCCATGCGAGGGTTGCATGGGACTAAAACTAAAAATCAGAAACTACAGCCATAGATTCTGCGCGTATTCTATATACAATTAATTTTCAATCACTGGCAAAATATTACTTTCAGATTCAATTTAAAAAACCAATAAAAAGCCCGCTTAACCGGGTGGTATTAAGCGGGCTAATATTTGATTTACCATTTAGTTATTTTTAGTACTTCACTTCTTGGAGTAGTAAAAATATAGCACCCGAACCTTCGTAACAAAGTATAGAGAATGCACAGTAACTGTTTTCACTTGTCTACTTTGGGTTATTTTTAGTTCTTGCCAGACAATAATTATCATTATTAAAATAGATTTCAGCTTCACCATGCATTAAAAAATTTAGCTGTTTGCTTAAAAGCATGCCTCTTAAAAATCAAAAACCTCACAAAATTGTGAGGTCTCTTAATAAATTACACAGTATCATTTTGTGCTTCGCTATGTTCCTTAATTTCTTGAAAATCATTGGATTTCTGCTTTTGTTGCTTACATGTAGCCTTCTTATAACAATAACCCGCTATCGCACATGCACCAACCACCTTCAATAATTTCATCTTTTTCATCTTTCACCTCAATAAATCAGAAATGCAAGCCTATATAACTACCATCTCTATCCGTAGCATTCCAAAGTCATTTCGATTACTTTTCTATATTAAAGGTAAATTTATGTGTAACAAATAAAAAAGCCCGATCAAATGACCGAGCTTTCGTTGCTATATAAATCTATTCTCTTGAACACTTCACTTCAAGCTGGTGTTCGTCTTGAGTAACCTTAATTTTAACATTCTTATATGTACGTTTATTTGGATTCATTGCAGAGCCTACAACCTCTTCAAAAAATCTACGATCATTCATTAACTCAGCGTAAACCTTATAACCTATTAATATTTTTTCGGGTTTTTTGTTGTTTGCTATTATTTCACTAAAAATATTATTTAACTTATTAACATCAACAATGGGCATAAAAAACGAGTTCAGAAATTAAAGAGGCTATTATCCTTTATTTGTATGAACAATCAATGTCAAAAAAGCCCACCTTTCGATGAGCTTTAATATTTGGTCAAACCGTAATACGACCAGTATAGAAATAAGATACCCTAATCAGTAAAATTTTACTAGCATTAATTTTTCACCTCTCTATAAGTATTTTTCTTATAAATCTCAATAGCGTCGGATGCATCTTTAATTGCCATTTCTAAGGCAATAACCATCAAGTTTTCATACTGCTTCCAAGTTGCATCATAAGCCTTCAATGTCATCTCGGTAGTTTTAACACCTGCTGCAAGATGCAACCGCCCTTTTGCTGTGAAGTTGCTCTCAAGATCAACATCTAGAGCGAACGCCATAACCATACCGGCAACCAACCAAGATAGGTGATAAATCGCAATTCCAGACGGCTCCCGACGTTTATCCTCATAGGCTGAATTCATCATAATCTTAGCCAAATGATTGCGAATAAACTCATAATCACTCTTGGCAGATTCACCATAAACAATAAGTGATGTAACTGATTTCTCTAGTTGAGTCCCCATTGAAGCAATAGCACCCAAACGATCTTCATAATTCAATGGCTTTTCCCCTGTACCACGAACACTCGGTTCATAATTGGCTGTCTTAGCAGAGATGCCATGAGTCAACCATTCAAATTGTTCAAACTTATCCGCTACTGCATTCATCCCAAATCCCCTACCATCTTCTCAATCTGCTTTATCGCTAAACCTGACTTCACTTGCTCTGTACTAAACCGTATTACCTGATAACCCATCATTGTCGCTGAGTTATATTTCTCCAT